GTCTACCTCGTCGCCGTCCGTTCCGCCTGGTTTGTCCCCAGGTTTACCGTCCGCGTCGCCTGTAGCGTCGCCGTCCTTACCCTCATCATCACTAACTGCGTCGTCTTTACCGTCGCCTGTAGTGTCTTGCAAATTGTCAATGTCGGTTTTAATGTCCGCTAATGCGCCCACTAAGCCTGGTTCTTTGTCGCCGTCCCCGTTAATAACTTGTTCTAAACTAGCTAGTTTGTCATTAACTGGCTGTAGCGCCTCTGTAATAAATTGTTGTAGTTGTTCCATACCCTCTAATTTATCATCTTTGGTAAGTGGCCGCAAACCCTCTAATTCTTTTTCCATTGCTTTACTCAAAAATTGCGCGTCTTTTTTGCTAATTAAACCGTCTTTAGCTGCTAGTACAATCGCGTTAGGGTTCGCTGGTATAGGTACTATGCTAATTTCCAACAGTTCGTTTTTAGTAAGCTGTACGTTTTCGTAGTCGTCGCCGTCTAAATACTCATTGTTCATAAAGCCAACGCTAACAGTATTTAAAATACCCGCCTTAACCATTTCCCAAATTGTTTTAGCTTTGTCGTACATTTCTACGGCAAACTCAATAACTGCGTAAGTTTTGTCGCCCTCTGTATATATCTTAATGGCCTTACCTATAGGCAATTCCCAACTGTCGTGGCCAAATAATACTACTGGGTTTTTCTTAAAGTTCTCTAAGTCCCAACCGTCCTGCTTAATAACTTCGCCCTGGCGGTCTACGCTTTCGTCGCTAATAACAAAGGTGGCCTGGTACTTGGCCTCGTTTATGCTGCTAGCTTTACTTCTGAAAAACTTTTGTAATTGTTTCATGCTTTTTTATACCCTCGCTATAATTTAATACTATCATATTGCCCGTAAAATAGGTATAAGTACACACCTACAACTAGCGTGTAGTGGCGCGCCCTTAACACTATCGTAGCTAAACTTCAACGTTCCCGTAGTTTCCTTGCCCGCGTTCGTGGTGTAATCAACTTCTAGCTTGTCGCCCTTATTAAAGTAGTTGCGGGTTAGGCCAATTTCTAGGCCGTCCATATCGCTACAGTACGGGCATACGCGTTCGTCCTGGGCTGTATACCATTGTTTGCCCTCAACTACGCCGCTTTGTTTCCAGGCGCTAATATCTGCGTAAGTCTGCGCCCTGGCGCTTTCGGTCCTGGCTATGTTGTCTGCGCGGCGGGTACTGGCAAAACCTAAAGTATTTTCAATTCTGGCCCTTAGTTCAAAGGTAGTTTCGCTGTTAGCTATTCCGTCGGCTAATGTAGCACGTAGTTGCTTTTCGGTTTCGGCGTTAACGTCGCCGCCTACCTTTGCTGCCTTTTCACTAAACCAGGTTTGTACGTCTTTTTTATACGGGTCAAATGCTGGTACTTCTAGGCCGTTGTATGCCAACTCTGCCATTGCGCTATAACCAGTAGTGGTAATAACATTAAAGTAAAGCGGTTTAAGCGCCTTTGCTAATTCGTCATTGTATCTATTCCACTCTGCAAACAAAAACAACTGGTTAGGGTCAATTTCCTTACGGTTCTTAGCCTGCAAGGCTTTTTGTACCTGGTTAGTTTCCAGTAAGCCTACTAGGTCCTGGCGCTGCTTTTCAAATATTACGCGGCATTTCTCTATAAATTGCTGTTCAAAACTGGCGCTACTCTGCAAATAAACTTTGTATTTAGTTTCGCCATATTCTTTTATTGCTGCGGCGGGTATTTCAGAGGCTTTTTTTTTTGGGCTTTGTCGCCCTCTAGTGGTTCGTCGGTACTATCGCCAGGCGCGCCTATAGCTGGGCGTGTTGTTCCTGCCATGCTAATAGGTACTAGGCGGTTGTCTATGTAAAACTGTTCGCCCTGTTTGTTAGGTAGTGCTGGTAGGTTATAGCCTGCGCGTACCTCGTCAATAGTGGCCCAACTGTTAACTGCTGCGGTTGCTGCCTTTAGTTTTATTTCTACGTCCTCTGGTACTATCGGTTCTGTATAAAACTCTAGTTCTGTGTCGGCTAACTGTACCAACCGCGTATTAAGTAACTCTAGGTATTGTTCAACTCTAGGCTTAACTGCGTACTTAGCTAGGTTGTATTCGCTAGCGTCCATGTTGCTACGGTTCGCGTTCTCAACGTCGCCTAGCATTGCGCCACTAACAAAGAAAAATGCTAGTATTTCTTTACGGGTAAACTGCTGGCTGGCCAAAAAGTCCATTTCTTTTTGCGTTAGCATAAATGGTTTAATTGTCGCGCCCTCTACAATAATAGGTTTATGGGCGTTTTCTGTTCCTGTAAATGCCTCGTTAAAACTCTGTTTAAAGCGTTCGTATGCGTCGTCTGCCATTTCGCCTGGTGTTTCAACTACTATGCTAGGCCGCGCGCTATTGCTAAAAAAGCGGCGGTTATATTCCTTAGCCTGTTGGTCTGTGTCAATCGTAGCGGCTGCGGCTGCAATAACGCCACGCCCTCGGTACGGGCTTTTAGGGTCTGGGTTATAATCGCGCAATATATCAAAAATACTGTAATCTTTAGTCCCGTTGCGTACTACGCTGTCGTCCCAGGTTTTACCTATTATAAAGTCTGTAGTATGCGCTGGTAATACATGCAATGCGTCTGGCAATGTCTTTTTATTGTCGCCGCCCATTTTAAGTTCGTAGGCCTCGCCTACCATGTTCATATATGTATAGTGCAACTTGCGTAGCTGCGTACCAGTCATAAAGGCGTTAGGCTGCTTAACCAACTGTAATAATTTATGGTCCTTTACTTCCTCGTAAGTGCCGTCGCTTTTTCGTTTGCGTAATTTAATGTCAATGTTAGCTGCTGCAATACAAATAATTTCGTTGGCCTGCCATACTGCGCCTACGTTGGCCTCTAGCTGGCTGGCTTTGTTTCCATATCTGTTTAGTATGTTACTGCTACCAAAACCGTCCATAGGTGGCAATGGTTGTAAAAAGTCTTTGCGCTGTACCAATCGTGTGCCACGTAGTGCCTTTACTGCGTTATCTATTCTACCCATGTTATAACGTCCTCACTCTAAATACTTTTTCTTTTTCTGGCTTAATGGCCAAACCTATACTCCAAAAACTATCGCCATGCCCTAATTCGCTTTCCATAGCCTGTAGGTCGCTTGTAACCGCTAGCACTTGGTCTGTCTGTCGTTCTGCGTTCAACAGTTCTATTCTACTACTGGTTATAAGTGTGTCCAATTCTACTGCCATTGCGTTTTTACTCTTTAGGTTAAATGCTACTGGTTTAAATACTCTTTTAATGTCGGCTGTCGCCCTTTCGTAAAAGGCCTCAAACTCGCCTCTAGTATTATCATACCGTAAAACATCTAAATTATATAGCGCTGCAACTGCTAATAGGTAGTCCCACTGGTCGTTATAGTCCATGCCGTCTAGCCAACGTTCGTATAGCTGTTTATACACGTAATGGCCCTCTTTATTTTTCCACCTTTCAAATATAACAAAGTGGCTAGGGTGTCTGTGTTTACCAATGTCCAGGCCTGCTATTGTTTCGTTCGGCCCTTTATAATCTCGTACGTATTGTAGTGTATCATTTATGGCCGTTAACAATCGCTGGCGGCTAATGTAACTGTCCTCGCTGTAGGCTGGCTTTGCGCGGTATTCCTGGTTAAATGTCTTTTCGCCAATGGTTTTGCGTATGTCCTCTAGTTCTGCAAAGTCTGTCCACTCTGGCCAAAGTGCAATACGGTTAACTTCGTCTTTCATTGCGTCCTGTATGCGTACGTCCCATTTATTCTGTAGTTCTGGGTTGTAAAAAAAGTCCTCGTAGGTCTGTGGCGTTCCTACAATGCGGCATTTACCGCCCTTGTTTACCATAGGGTATATTTCGGTTGCAATGGTCCTGTTAACTTTCCTAATCACTGTAGGCGTTAACTTGTTCTCTGGGTCGCGTAATGGGTCGTCAACGTAAATACGGTCTGCATGTATACCACGCTTAAAGGCCAGTAGTCCCGCTGGGTTGCAAGTGTATAAAAAGCCGTCGCGTTCATAAGCTAACACGCCCTCGGCCTGGGCCTTAACGTCTAGTATGTCAATAAAAAACGGGTTACGTTTAATAAAACTTTTTAGCTTTTTTAAGTGGTAACTACTAAGGTCCGTATTGTATGAAAAGTACCACCCCTCTAGGTCGCGTTCAGTTGTAAATATATCAAACATTGCCTCTGCGTATAGCCTAGTGCTTTTAAAGTGGCCACGCGCTGTAACGTCCATTGTCCAGGTTAGCTTTTCCATACGTTCCGCTATGTCGTCCACGTAGTCGCCGCCTACAAAGTCGCCACCAAAACTAGCGCTAAACACGTTGTTAACAAAAAAATTAAAGCCGCCAGGCTGCCTACATTTACGCCTAACTAATTCAATCTGCGCTAGTACTACTTGCGCTTTAGTTGGTTGGTTCGTCGGTATCATCTGCTAAGGCCTCGCCCATTGCCGTAGCAATACGTTGTACGTCTTTGTCGTCCATACGGCTTAATATTGTTTCGCCATTGCTTTTTAGGTCAATATTTTTGTTAGGTGTTCCAAAGGCCCTGTTTAGTAGGCTGTCAATCGCCATATTGTTTGCGGGCTTAGTACTCAAGTAATAATATTCGTCGTCGCTGTCCTCTAGTCCGTCGTCTAAAAACTGTTTAATAGTTTCCTCGTCCGTAATAGTAAATGTTTCAGTAGTGCGGTTTTTGCCGTCGCCAGTAGTCTTTTTGCAAAATAGGTACTGTTCGCCAGTCGCTAAGTTAGCCTGGGCATTAAATAGCCTGTCTGTATGCCTGCCTACGCGTTCCCTAAACTGCCGTAACATTTCCTCGCGTTCTTTTACTTCCTTATTTTGGCCACCTTTTTTACGGCCTGCCCCCTCGCGCGCCCCGCCATGCTTAGGTTCTTTGTCTTGATTATTTTTCAACGTTTCAAGTTTTTCTAAAGTGTCGCCTACTTTTTCTGGTTCTGCCATTTTAAACCTCTGCCTTCTGTTCTTTTAATCTCTGGTCCAACTCAAATGCAATATGCCCTATGGCCCGTAGTGCCTCTGGCGTTGGTAATACGTCGTTGTCTACTTCTAGCTGCAACCTAACTAATTCCATGTCGCTTGAACTTAAAGCGTCCCTGGTTGCTGCTGTAAATATTTCGCGTCCTCGTTGTGGTTCCATAATTCTATTGTACCGCAATAAGTAACTAACGTCGTCTGGTACTCTTTTGCTTTGCCTTTCGCAGTGCTGCCGTTAGGTTAAATGTTCGCTGGCTAAATAGTTCGCCAAACCGTTTGCTGCCGCATTTACAAACTTCGTCCTTTTTCTGGCTAAACCTATCTCTGATACCAGTAAAGTAATGCGGTTCGCTGCAACCTAAACATATTGCTACTAACTTATAACGTTCCTCTGGCGTTGTGTGGTCCATTTCGTCTGTGGTTGGCGTTCTCATGCCTGGGCCTTACAAACAATGCAATGGCCGTTAATAATGCAATGCTTACCGTTGTTTACTGCTGCAAACCCGCATACGTAAGTAATCATTTTCCCCGTACAATCAAATTAAATACGCCTAGTTTGCAAGCCTGTATATCATCTATAGCAATGTCTGGCTGTAAGTCTGGGTTAAAAACATGTTTGCCGTTCTCGTCTTTGCCCTGGTGGTTTTTGTCTGCGCAAGCGTCTACGTACTTTTCTAATGCTAGTTTGCGTACTATCATTTCCGCATAGCTTTTACCGCCACCACTCCAAACAATTATTTTAGTATTTTTAAACCTACTAAGTAATCGTAGCAATTCTGTTTGTCGCCAATTAGTATTGCCGTCGCTGTCTATTAACGTACCGTCTACGTCAAAGGCTATTGTTATTTTGTTCATTGCCCGCCTCGCTGTCGTTAAACTGCCTAATAGTAATGTTTAAGGCCTCTGGGTACTGGCCCTCTGGTACTTTGTCAAACTCTAGGCTGCCTAGTAAAAACTTAAAACCTGCCATTTCTATATGGTAATCAACGCCTAGCAATAATGTATTTTCTGGTATGCCCTCAATAAAAGTAATAAAACCTTTGGTTGGTCGGTCCATGCCATTTTTAAACCAGTTAATTAAAAGGTCGCCACGTACGTATGCCATGCGTAGCCGCCGTTCGTCTATAATCTGCTTTTGGGTATCGTTTGCCCGTTCCATTTCTCGCTGTGTACTCGTCATTTTAAACCTCGCCTTTCTTACTTTGTCCGTATATTAACGCCGCTGCTAGTCTTAACAGTTTTGGTTGCGTCCTGCTGTACTAAATGCGCTATGTAGTTTGCTAGTGTACGGTTAGCGGCTTTGGCCTGGGCCTTTGCCTGTTCGTGCGTTTCGCGTTTCATATGTACTTTAGTGTAGTCGTCTGTGTAATCTTTTTTCGCCATAATTTACCTTTCGCTAATTGTTAAGTTTATAAAATGGCCGTCGTCTGTTCCCAGGGCCACGTTTATAATTTTGCCAGTACGTGTAACTGCTACTTTGTCTACGTGTATTGTCTGGGTTAAATTAAACGGTACTGTTTCCCCGCTGTGGTTTAGGTCATTGCCTGCAACTTTAG